ATCTTGGCCCTTTGGTGGAGGTCATATACAAGGGCAGAGAGAAAACTACTGAAAGCATTGTCTCGTTCCTTAATCAGGTCTGTGAAGTGGAACTTGAAAAGTATATTACGAGTTCTTATGAAACGTTGGCCTCGTATGTAAATGCCTATGATCAAAAGATGTTTATGAAGAGAGAGAACATCGCAGATCGTGGCATATGGACGGCAAAGAAAAGATATATCCTAAACGTATGGGATAGTGAAGGTGTAAGGTATGAAGAACCAAAACTGAAGATGATGGGTATTGAAGCAGTCAAGTCATCAACTCCTGCACCCTGTCGCACAATGATTAAAGATGCACTCAAGATAATGATGAACGGAACAGAAGATGAAGTGATTGATTTTATTGAAGAGTCTCGTAAGAAGTTTAGAACTTTACCACCAGAAGACATATCATTTCCTCGTTCTGCATCTGATGTAGTCAAGTATAAAGCATCATCTACAATCTATGCGAAGGGAACTCCTATACATATACGGGGTGCTTTATTGTTTAATCACTATGTGAAGAAACACAAGTTGGATCATAAATACTCACTCATCCAAAATGGTGAGAAGATTAAATTCTGTTATCTTAAGAAACCAAATGTTATTCATGAGAATATCATTTCATTTATACAAGACTTTCCTACGGAGTTAAATCTTGACAAGTATATTGATTATGATTTACAATTTGAAAAAGCATTCGTAGAACCACTCAAAGCAATACTAGATGCTATTGGTTGGAGTGTTGAAAAAACTGCAAACTTAGAATCGTTTTTTATTTAAATGGATTTACCTATTAACAGCGAAGAACTTGGCACTATAGTTAAGGCATTAACTCTTGGTGGTGATACTGCGTTGTATCAAAAATTAAAATTGGTTAAAGAAACCATGGATGAAAATCCTGGTGGGCCATACAAGAAAATACTTCGCGAATCTCATGGGATGGTAATCTAATGTTTTTTGAAAAGATAAGTTTAGTTACTGGTGGATTTGATCCTATTCATAGCGGTCACATATCTTACTTTAAGAGAGCAAAAGATCTCTCTAACTATCTTATCGTGGGATTGAATACTGAGGAGTGGTTGACTCGTAAGAAGGGTCAATACTTTCAATCATGGAAAGAACGTGCTGAAATAATCAGACACTTGAATATGGTTGATGCTGTGATATCATGGGATGATTCTGATGACAGTGCTAGAGGTGCAATTAGAAAATGTTTGGAAATTTCTAAGGAAGTTATTTTCTGTAATGGTGGTGATCGTGGATCATCAAATACTCCAGAGGTTATGGGATTTGCTAACAATGAAAGAGTTAGATTTGAATATGGTATCGGTGGCACTGATAAAATGAATAGCAGCTCTTGGATTCTACACGGATACTTTGAACGACAAAAAAAATTACTAGGAATATGATCAAGTCATTTGGTCTATTGATCCTAAGATTATCAATAGGCACTATGCTAATACATCATGGATATGAAAAATTAGCAGACATAGAAAATTTTGCAGACGCATTTGTAAGACCTATTGGATTACCATTTCCAATATTCTCTTCATACATTGCAGCCTACTCTGAGATCTATGGTAGTTGGTTGTTGATAGTTGGATTGTTTACAAGAGTTGGTGCGTTAGCAATTATAGGAACTATAACAGTTGCAATCTATCATGCGATTGTTACAGCAGGTTTCAATATCTACCTATTAGAACTTCTTGTGCTATACTTTGGAGGAGCATTCTGTGTTCTCTGTTATGGTGGAGGAGACTTCGCTCTTGATAGATTTCTTAAACGGTTTAGAATTAGATTTCCTAGACCACATTTACCTTTTGAATAATGAATTGTTGGCACTGTGGCACTGAACTGATCTGGGGTGGGGATCATGATCTTGACGAATTTGAAGATATGGAGTATGATATATTAACTAACTTACACTGCCCAAAGTGTGAATCTTACGTTGAAGTATATCACAAAATACAAAAGTAATTATGGATTTTCTGAAAGAAATTGTAAAAGAAATAGGAAATGACTTCACCCAACTCGCATCCGATATTGACGAGACTGAAACTTATGTTGACACAGGTTCGTACATTTTTAACGGCCTTATATCAGGGTCTATATTTGGCGGGGTATCTAATAATAAAATTACCGCCATTGCTGGTGAGAGCTCTACTGGAAAGACTTTTTTCTCACTTGCAGTTGTCAAGAACTTCTTGGATTCTAATCCTGATGGTTATTGCTTATATTTTGACACTGAAGCCGCTGTTAACAAATCTCTTCTCACAAGTCGTGGAATCGATTTAGATCGTCTCGTAGTTGTCAATGTAGTAACGATTGAGGAATTCCGAACCAAGGCACTTAAGGCAGTTGATATATATTTAAAGACCAACATAGAAGATCGCAAACCATGTATGTTTGTGTTAGACTCTTTAGGAATGCTTTCCACAGAGAAAGAGATTAAGGATGCACTAGACGACAAGCAAGTTCGTGACATGACTAAATCACAATTAGTCAAAGGTGCATTTAGGATGCTCACATTAAAACTTGGTCAAGCAAACATTCCACTCATAGTCACAAACCACACATACGATGTCATTGGATCTTACATCCCTACTAAAGAAATGGGAGGAGGTAGCGGCCTCAAATACGCAGCGAGCACGATCATTTATCTCAGCCGTAAAAAAGAGAAGGATGGTAAGGAAGTCATTGGAAACATTATCAAAGCAAAGACTCATAAATCGCGTTTAAGTAAAGAGAATAAAGAAGTTCAAGTTCGACTCTATTATGATGATAGAGGTCTTGATAGATACTATGGTCTCTTGGAACTTGGAGAGATAGGTGGTATATGGAAGAATGTTGCAGGTAGATATGAAATCAATGGTAAGAAAGTATATGGTAAACAAATACTTGCTAATCCAGAAGAATACTTTACACCAGAAGTAATGCAAGCATTAGATGAGATAGCACAGAAAGAATTTAGTTATGGTTCATGAAGAATATAAAGATAATTAAAACAGGAATTAACGTATCTAAAATAAAAAAACAATTAGAAAAATATCCAGAGGATTGGGGATCACAAAAGGGTCTTAAAGATGTTGAAATAAAAGATCCTCATCAATATATTACATCAGTTGATGTTCTTCAATTGGTGATGGGTGGTGTTAGTAAACCAGATGAAGATGTTGGTAATACAGAGATATGTAATAAAACTCCTGCATATAAAAAACATTCTGAAGTAAGAAAGTTTTTAAATAAAAATTATCCTAATTATCGTCGTTGTGGATTTCTTGCATTACCTGTTGGTGAAATGGTTGGAGCTCATATTGATGAAGGAACTTACTATCTTGACAAAGATAGATATCATTTATCCATACAAGGTCAGTATAAGTATTTTGTAGGAAATGAAGACGTAATTGTTGACGCTGGAACACTACTGTGGTTTAATAATAAGATACCTCACGGTACTGTGAATCTTGGTGATGAAACTAGGATAACTTTTGTTTTTGATGTTCCTCATGGATAGTGTAGAGTTTTTAATTTTAAAAAATCTTCTTCATAATGAAGAGTATGTTCGTAAAGTAATTCCTTTTATTAAGGCAGATTATTTTGAAGACTTAAATCAGAAGATTGTGTTTGAGGAAATATCTAGTTTTGTAGAACAATATAATAAACCTGCTACAAAAGAAATACTTTGTATAGAAGCAGAAAAAAGATCTGATATAAATGATTCTTCATATAAAGATGTCACTAATTTAATTTTAAGTCTGAATGATGAACCATCAGAATATGATTGGTTGGTAACAACTACAGAAAAGTGGTGTCGAGATCGTGCTATATATTTGGCACTGATGGAATCAATTCAATTAGCAGATGGAAAGGATGACACTAAAGGAAGGGATGCTATTCCTACTATTTTGTCTGACGCTTTGGCTGTGTCTTTCGATAGTCATGTAGGGCACGATTATTTACTGGATTATGAAGAACGTTATGAATCTTACCATAGAAAAGAAGACAAGATACCCTTTGATTTGGAGTTCTTTGACAAGATCACAAAGGGTGGCATACCGAATAAAACGCTTAATATCGCTCTTGCTGGCACTGGTGTTGGTAAGTCTTTGTTTATGTGCCATTTTGCCAGTTCTGTTTTACTCCAAGGTAAGAACGTTCTTTACATCACGTTGGAGATGGCAGAAGAAAAGATTGCGGAGAGAATCGATGCGAACCTTTTAAATGTTAATATTCAAGATATTACAGACTTACCAAAAGTAATGTATGAAAACAAGGTGACAAGTGTTAGTAAGAAGACTCAAGGATCTTTAATCATCAAAGAATATCCTACAGCAGCAGCACACTCAGGTCATTTCAAAGCATTACTAAATGAATTAGCATTGAAGAAATCCTTCAGACCTGATATAATATTCATAGATTATCTTAATATTTGTGCGTCATCCAGATATAGAACAAATAACAATGTCAACTCGTATTCATACATCAAAGCAATCGCAGAAGAGTTACGAGGTCTCG